GGGGTGTGGTTGTGCGACCCAGTGAGCATGACGCTGGTGCCCGGAAAAGCAGAAAACCGTAGGAGTGCATCCCCTACGGCTTCCACGGCTTCTGGCGTCATCTTCGCCCGGTTTATCATCTCGCCCCACTTCCGCATCCCGTCCCGAAAGTAGGCTACTTCTAGGCGTTTGTTGGTGAACTCTGTTTTGGCAGACTTGCCAAGGCTTATCGCCTCGCCTGTCCAGCCGTTCTCGCGGGAGCGCAAGATGGGGTGCATGGGCTAGATTCCATTTACTTGGGTCAGCGTGGCACCTTGGTAAACGGTCGTAAAAGAGCCGCCTGTAGCGTCGTTGTAGTACGCCATTAAGTACCAGCCAGAGCCTACTACGAATGGCTCTCGTTTCCCTGGTGCAATAGACATAATGACTTTTGCGGTTGCAGGTAAGTCGGCTGCGGCTGAACCGTCTACTGTGTCAATCAGCACGAGCAATGAGAGCGATGCGTGAGGGTTGTAAAACTCTCCAACCATAACATCGCCGCCCGATACTGCAAGATGAATGAATGTCGCAGGACCAAAGTTGCTACCTTGGCACGCGCCATTGACAACTGAGCCGCCGCAGATGGTCCCCGGCTTAGTGTAAGTGATCGCTTCGTATCGTGTAGGTATTCCTTTTGCCATTAGGTTGTCGCCGTTTGGGTGCAGTTCCAGTAGATGACGGTCACGGTCGTAGCCGCGCCGCTTCCGATGAGTCCAAGAGAACCCGCGCCTAGATCGCAAATAGCCTTAGACCTCGCGGCGGCGGTGACGCTCTCAATGGTCGCGGTGTACGTGCTTTTCGTGTTGCTTGTTCCGGTAGTCGTGCTGTATCCAACACTAACCGTTCTGGTGGAGTTGTTGAAAACGTACACCATCGCGGCGGCAGAAGTAGGGGCGAACGATAGCCCAGCGGTTGTGCTGAGTGTCGCGGTCGCCACGGTTCCCCCTGCTGGGATTGCGTGGGGATGTGACCAGATTGTGGCGTCGTATTCCGTAGCCAGTGGTGCGTTTGCCATTTGTTAGTATCTCGCTGCTGTTGGGGTAAAAGTCATCTCCAAGAGGTCCATGTACATGGTCTTTGCTCCTGGATTTGCTAGGGTCATGAGCCGACCACCAACGCCACAAGCAACTCCGCTAGGGACGCCCGTGGTGATGGTCGCGGCTAAAGTGTCATTCACGTACAGGCTGACCGAAGTAGCCGAGTTCCGCACAATGTCGAACTTGTACCAAGTGTTTGCGGAGATCGTGACCGATGTGGTCGCGTTGCTCGTCGTAGTCGTGTTCACGTTAAAAGTGAGCGTAGAGCCATTGAGAAACGCAAGGATGGAATAGTTCTGGTTCTGGTCACTCGTAGGACCGCCCGTAGTGCCGTAGATGCCGAACCATGCTTGAGTACTAGACACTGAATCGTATTTTACGACCCACGACACCTTCTGAAAGTAGTCCAACCAAAACGGGAGAACCTGCACGTTCTGCCCCCAATTGAACCGGGATTGGCTGTACTGCGCCGTTGCGGAAAGTAGGGTGATAATGCCGGGGTGCCCTGCCTCTCCCGCCGAATAGCTGACGGTTCCTGCTGACGTTGTGATCCCTGCCGGATTGTCGCAGTCGTGGATATAGTGCATCCACGTTGCGCTACTCTCTGACTCAGGCGCACCGACGATGTAAGGTGTATTGGGCATTAGTCAAACCTCTGGAATCTGGGTACAAGTCCTCTCAATCGAACCTCTGCGAAACGTAGTGTTCGTACTGGTAGAAATCCACGTCCACCGTCTTGGCGGCGGTCGTGAGGGTCGTAAGCGAAACCCCGACACCGCAAGCACCCGTTGGAACGTTCGTGCTAACGGTGCCGACTAGCACGTTGTTGATGTAGAAGTACACGCTCGAATCGCCGATCCTAAACCAGTCGAGCTTGTACCAAGTCGCAGAGCCAACGTTAGAGCCGGGGGTAAGCCGGGTAGACGTGCCACCCGTGTCCGCCCGTAGCCCTAGCTTCTGGTTGATGCTCGTATCTAACTCGAAGCACAAAGAGTCGTTCCCGAAGTTGGCGGTAGACAGGCTCCCACCGTATAGCCCGATGTTGAACCGAACGTCCGTAGGGTCTGCGAACTTGAATACCGCCATGTTGCCGACAACGTTAGGGGTCCATAGCGGCTTCGTGCTAACCGAGTCGTGGAGGCCGATGATGGCTTTGTCCCCGCTAGATGCGCCTGTTGTGAGGCGAACGACGCCGGGATGCCCGGATACGCCTGTTTGGATGGCTGCGGTGCCGCTGTAGACCGTCCAGTTGAGGCCGTTTAGGAAATCTTCCGCGTATAGTTCTGGGAGCCTCTGCGGGGCAAATACGCCGGGCTTGCGTGCGTCTATAAGAGCCTGGTCCTCCACGCTGAAAGACGGGGTTTTGTTTAGCTCTAGCGGGTCTGGCATAGGTCAATAGAAAAGCCCCCGGTTTTACTCGGAGGCTTTGGCTTCGGAACGGTTGTCGTCTTATCTCGGGACTAGTGAAATGTCCCGCGTTTTGGTGCAAGAACTGATGTGAGTCTTTCGGAGGATGTGGTGAAGCACTCCAATCTTTCCGTATTGCTCAATCCAAGTTAGTTTGTCGAGCCCGGTGGCCTTTGTCTTGGCTAAAAGGCTAATGCGCTCCAGAATCTCGTATTCCCGGTACGCATCCCGCCAGATAGCAAAGTATTGCATCCCGGTTAGAGTTGCGATCATCTCAACGAGTCGGGCCTCAACTATGAGTTATTCAGTTTTGCGGTTCTCTGTTCAGCGAGTCCCGGAGTCGTCGAGTAATCACGTAGCTCAAACTTCGATCATCTTCTTTTGCCTCCGCTTCCAGCCGAGACTTTAGAGAAGCGGGGAGGGATATTGTTAGCCTCACCGTCTTGTCATCTTTCGGCATACTTTCATTATATCGGAGTTTCACCACGTTTCACCAGCGTTATGATGATTTCAGGTATTTATACGTGGAAGCTTCTTCACCACGTACTGTTTATCTTCTCGTTTGCGTCGCCACCGTGGTAGCCGCCAGTAGTGGCACGCTCCCAAAGGTTCGTATTTGTGGCGACGGCCCAAGTAGCGATTGACGCAACCAAGACCAAGGCAATGACGATTCGTTGCTTGTTCATGCGGTCATTATAAGCGAAGTTTATCGTTTTAGTGCTTTTTTGATGTCTTCGACCGGGTTCACGTCGTAAACAGCCTTCTGATTTCGGTTGTCCCCGCCCTTGCGGTATTGAGTGCCGACACCAAGAAACTCCATGAGGAATGCGAGCGTAGCAGCTTCTGGTTTTGCGCCTTCTCGTTGGTTTTGGATCGTACTCATCACTTGGATAGGCACGCCCGTTCTGGTCAGTTCGCGCCCGATGTCGGTTTCTTGCCCGAGGATGTTGCGAGACTTGCCGCCGCGATCCTTGAGCGCCCCGCCGCCAACTGCGAGCGCACCGGTCAGCGGGGCCGCCTTACCGACGCTTTCCCGAATTCCTTGCTCCCATAGGTTGCGAGTCTTTAGCCCGTCTGGTGTCTTGTCGGTCTTCAACTCCGGCTTAAACATGGTGCCAAACGATAACGCAAGCCGTGAAAGGCTCTTGACGTAGTTTGAACCGCCGCCCGATAGGTCAATGACCATCTCGCCGCCGCCGGGGAGTGAGAACTTTGCATCTAGGAAGTCAGCGGAGCGCGAATCTTCCTCAACCTTCGCCCCTGCGAGCTTTGCAAGGAATACCGCCGCCGTCACCGCACCATAGTATGCCGCAAGGCTCTTGCCTACTTCTTTCTTGACTCGCGGGGTCATGCCTTCACGCGAGCGCATGAGATCGACGCCGCCTAGAATGAGGTCTATGCGGGACTTGGCAAATCTTGGTGCGAGATACACGACGGATAGCGCGTCTGCGTGCTTGCCTACGTTTCCGCGACCAGTCAGAGTGTTGATGTGCTGGGCGATCTCCTTACCTTCTGCGAGTGATAGAGATTCGCCGCTCTTGGCCTCAAGCCCCTTGACAATCTTTCGGAACAAGTCAAGGCGCATCGTCATCATGGCCGCGCTTGCCATGCGCTCAGACGGTCGGAATGGCGCACCAAACGCCGTGTTCTGGATGATGAAGCTGGCGTAGTTTTCTTCGACCTTGCCGCCATATGTGGGGATGTCAAGCCCCGAAGCAATGGCAAAATCCGTTGCGTCTGGATCTGCGTTAAGTACAGCGTCCCTCACCTGCTCAAACGACGCGTTCCGAATGGACTTCCAACTATTGACAAACCCTTTGGCCCATATCGCGGGGTCACGCGCTAGAACTGCAAAACCCTGTCGGAGCGGGATAGAGTTGTCAAGCGTGGTGAGCGTCGTTCGGAGTAGCGCGGCGGACTCCTTGGTAACCGTCCATAGCTTGCTCACAAACTTGGCGTTCTCCCAATCCTGCTTGCGCTTGGCAGATGCAATGAAGGCGTTTGCGTCCTCGCCGTTTCTCGCAAGGTGGATGCGTTCCTTTTGCATCTCGGCATACTTCGCCCTTAGTTCAGGAGACGACTTGAGCAAAGACCGCAGTTCATCGTCGCCACCAAATATCTCCCTGATCTTTCGCGACTTCGCGCCCTTTGATGTGGCGATAGCCTTTCGAAGCGCCTTTGCCGCCTCAACCTCGTTCACGTTGGTGGTGAGCGCGATCTTCTCAATGGCCGTGTCTACGTCGAGCGATGCCCCTGCCTCGTTAATGGCGTCTCTTGCCGCCTTCAATGCGCCACGATCTGGAGCAAACGCGGAGATGGACTCTTGGCGTCTAAGTGCCCTCGCCTCTAGTGAAGCCTGAGCCTCAGTAAGTAGCCTGTTCTTGTCAAGCGTGCTGATTTTGTACTGGTCAGCAATGATCTTATGAAGCGTCTCGTCAGGGATAACGGAAATCTTGTTTTGCTGGGCTAACCTTTGGACCGTAGCTGTCACGGAGTCTACAGTTGGTTCCTTGATGGACTCGTAGGCATAGGTGATAAGGTCCGACCATGCCTTTAGCTGCTTGGAGCTTGGCATAGGCGCGGCACCTAACGCGGGTTCAAATGCACCGAGTTCCTTTAATGCTTGCTTGGCACGCTCCGGGCTAACCGTCCTTGATGCGCGGGGGCGATCTGCCACGCGCTGAGCCATGCTTGTCTTCGCCGCCAACTTGACAACCTCAGACTCAAGTTCAGCAACTCGCGCCGTTAGCCGCTCATGCTCGCCGCCGAACTTAGATAGCCGCTCAATTTCTGCCGTGGTCAGCTTGCGCTTGACCGCCTTAGATAGCCGATGAGTGAATTGCTGCTTGCCGTCTACGGTCTTGAGCCACAACTGGCGAGCCATACCCGTGTTGTGCCATGCCGTTCCACCCACGCGAGACGCCCAAAACGCATTTGCTTGCTTCTCTGCAATGTCGTTGATCTGAGGCTCTAACGCCTCCGCGCCCTTAGTGTCTCCCGCTTCCATTCGGGCGGTGTGTTGCTTTTGCAGGGTGGAAATTTGGCCCGCAAGATCATCCATGCGCCCCATGATCGCGGCTTCTTCTACCGCGCTCGCCCCGCGCTTGTTTTTGGCGATGTCTGCAATGACTTCGTCCGCCTTGTCACCCACTAGCCCTTCTTTCTGAGCTTGTGCCCATGCTTCCTTTGCTGGGGTGCCCTTAGCGGTGTACTCTGGCGCGTCGGGGTTGCGCTTCTTCCACGCGTTGTAGTTTGCAACGTTGGACGCGCTGTAGCCCTTATCCTCGGGGTTCTTGGTCTCCGTCTGCTTTGCCTTTGCTGGCGGGGTTGGCGGCGGGGCCTGCTCCGGCGTGCTAACCGTCTCCACCTTCTGCGCTTTCGGCTGGAGGTCTTTCGCCGCCCCAACCTTCGCCTCTACGGGGGGAACGGGGGAGGGTTCTACCGCCGCTTTTGGTTCCTGAGCCTTCGGTAGTGGTTTCTCTGCGGGTGGGGTGGGTTTTGGCCTCGGCTCTCCCGCCCTCAACTTCGTTACTGCGTCCGCGATCTGCTTGCCGCTGTGCTGTTGCGCCTTGATGATCGCGCCCGCCTCTGACTGCCCTTGAGATACAAGCCCTCCAGTAGTCTTTTCAACGACGTACCAAGCTCCTGCACCTTCATGCCTTGGCTCTCTGAACACGGCTAAGGTTTGGCCTTCGTGCTGAAACACTCGCGCGTCCCTAGACTCTCCAACGTGCGTTATATTCTCGCGCCTAGATTCAACGGTAACCTTTGCACCGTTCCCAGTTTGCAGAGTCTCCGTTTCCGGTTTAGGCTGTTTTCCCGCTTGAGAAACTGGCTCCATTTTGGAAACTTTTGGTGCCTTCTGCCCCTTCGGAGCTTTCTGGAACGGGTTCGCATCCTCCGCGCTGAACGGGCTGGGCTTTACTGGCGCTTTTCTTTCTAGGCTTGTAATCTGGTCAGCCTCTAAAACTTTCTGTTTGCCAGACACAGAATCTTCAACAACGTACTTGCCGTTGAACATCTCAACAACAGGGCCGGAAACATCAGACGTGCCGTTGTTCCCTGACACGATGTCACCGACATTTGCGGGTGCATGGTCTGCGGCGGCTTCTGCGTCGTTAATCTTCTTTGCGATAGCCTGCCCCTCGGGGGTTGCCCACGCTTCATGTATTTCTCTAGGGCTAAGGTTTTCAGTCCTCGCGATCCAAGCGTTTTCCTCCGGTGTTAGGTCTACCTTTGTCGTAACTCCGGGGTGTGCTTTGCTGTTTATCTCAGCCCCGCCAGTACCGACTCTTATGGTTTTCTGAAACGACTGTTCGGGGTCTACATTTCTCCCTTTTGGCCTAAATGATGTGTCTACCGCCTCCGCTACTGCCTCATTTGCTACGGCTGGGGTTTCCTTGGCTATAGCTGGGGCGGGTTCGTTTATCGCCTGCGCTATGCCTGCTTGGACTTCGGGGTTGTCTGCGTTCTCGCCTAAGAACCGCATGGAGGTTTCCATAGCGTCCTTTGCTTGGGTTGCGATAACTACCGAATCATCTTTGCCAGACAACTTGAGAAACTTTGCAATCCTTTGAATCAACGGAGCCTTGGCGGTTCTATTGGGTTGCCCTGCAAGTGCGCCCGCTAGGAGCAGGGAGCCTTGGAGCATCCCGAGCGCGATATGGCCCTTCTCTGACCAAGGTACTTTCGGGTCTAGAAGTTTAGGCGCGTGGGCGAACTGCCCAAACGTCGCTTCCATGAAGTCGGTTGCGGCTTTCCCTGCGTTGCCCTTGCTCGAAGCCACCATCTCCCCGTATTGGGGAAGGTCCATAGCCGCGAACCGCGCCCCAATCTCGGGGAGCTTAGCGATGCCCTGAGCCGCCGATTGTGGGAGTGCCGCCGCAACCGCGATCTGAGCCGCGAAGTCGCCAATCTGCAAGCCGAGTTGCGTCCCTTCGTTTGCGCTCGACACTGGCCCCATTGTTTGGCGGTACGCCCTTGACGCAGGGGCTAGGAAGTCGTTGAAGATGCCGAGCGCGATTAAACCGGGGTCTTCTCCCATGTGCGGCTTGTCTACCGCTAGGTTCTGCCCGTACTCGCTCGCCATAGCGACAGTAGGAGCCTTGCCCGCTTGTATCTCTTGGATGTTGCGAATCCCTTGCCCAATCATCCCGAGAGGGTTAGTGTTGTAAACGCCCGTCGCAAGCGCATCGCCAAACTGCGGGGAGCTTCCGGTATCTATGACGCCCTGCCGAACGTCTGCGGGGGTGCCTTCTCGTAGGTCTGCTTGGGCCTGGAGCGCGGATTGCTTCAAATACTGCGCCCGTGCCAGTTCGGGGTCGTCGCCCTCTCTCGGGGTTGGGTCGCCTTCCCGGTATCTGCGCCCGGTTTCAACGAAAGTCCGCAAAGAGTCTATGCCCTGCGTCTCGAACCGCTTTATGCCCTCATCTACGTAGGCTTTCAGCCCGCCACGGTTGATACCGCCCGAGCGAATCCACGCAAAGGACTTGATGAGTTCGCGCACTTCATCCCCCTGCTTGGTGCCAAGCCGTTTGTCTACGCTCGCCATGACCGACTCCAAAGAGTTCGGGTTACTGCGCCGGGTCAATGCCTCCCTGCGCATGATGTCCCGCTTCTCCTGCTCGTTCTCCGCTCCGTAAGCAATGCGGTGGAAGTCGTACTCTGGAAGCACTCTGAGCGCGGGGGGAGTGGTGTCCCTTCGGACGGGAGCCACGTTTGGCATCATTGCCCGTTGCAATGGCGAGACGGTAGGCCCCTGCATAGTCTGGTTTAGCATCCGTTGCCGCTGTGCGGGCGTCTGAGGCTTTGCAGGCTTGACAACGGGGAAAATGCTGGGGGCAGCTTCCGGCTGTGCCTGCGCTCCATTCAATGCGTTAAGAAGGGGGTTGTTCATACCTTTAGACGATTGGACGCTTGTAACCGACTGGTAATCAAACGATTGGACGCTTGTAACCGACGATGGTCTTAAACGATCTCAGGGGGACCGCGCTGGTCCCGAGTTTGGAGCCGGATTGGAGCACCATCCCGTCCCCGAGGTAGATGCCGACATGGGTGACGTAATGCCCGGTCCCCTTGTCGTATCGGTCCTTGGTGCGGTTTACACCCGTATCAAAGAACACCAAATCCCCGACTTGCGGGGTCTTGACGGGCATGGTGCTATGGTCCTTCCATTGGGCGATAGCGGTCCTCGGGATTTTCAGCCCGTTTTCCCGGTACACGCCTTGGGTTAGGCCGGAGCAATCTACGCCGCAATCCCGATTGGTGCCGCCCCACTTGTAGGGGACGCCTAGCTTTACGTTCGAGTTGCCGATAGTCACGACCCTGCGGACGGGCTTAATGCCGTTGTCAGGGCCGGTAGGGGCGAAAGGGATTCCCGAAGGATCACCTCCTTGGCCCTGAGGCGCAGGGGAAGTGATAATGCCAAGATACTTCTCCATATCTTGGTTGTACTTGTTGATTTGGGAGTCAATGGAAGCAATCTTGGCTTCTGCTTCCTTCTTTGCCTTATCGTCAAGCCCTTCCTTCATCTGAGAAACAATGGACTCGCGCTGTCGGTTCAACGATGAAATGAGTTCTCCCGTCGCGCTCATGGCCTTCTCAATCGAGACACCTGCCGATGGCGCGTTGCCCGATCTCAATGCCGCGTTGTACGCCTGCTCAGCCGCCAGGACTTGAACGCGCTTCCCTCTGAGGTCGAGAGCGTCCTGCTGGGGTTGCATCTGCAACTGTCGTTTGAGTTCTCCGATCCTCAGCGTGGACTCCTGCAATTGGAGTTCCTTGAACTTAGGGTCCATGAGTGCGGTTTTGAACGCCGCGTCTCTTGCCTGAGTCTCCTGCTTGTACCGCTTCTGTGAGTCCACGAGAAGGGCGCGGGTTGCCGGGTCGTCTAGTTTGCCGCCGTTTGCCTTGTACTGTTCAATGATGCCCGGAAGAAGGAAGTACGGGGTATTGGGGTCGCGGAGCATATTGAATGCGTTGTCCTTGTTCCGTGTGGCTTCCGCCGCCTTCTGTTGCCCTTCGTTATACTTCCGCTCGTCCGCGATAAGTGCGTCCTGCCGCTCGTTTGCCTTATTGCGGTCTGACAACTGCTCCATGCGGTTCTCGTTGTTCTGGCCGACTTGGAAGATGAGGTTTTGCTTTGCCCGTTCGTCTGCCTTTGCCTGTGCCTGAGAATCCCTGAGACGGTCTGCCGCCTTGCCCGCAGCGTTTGCCCTGAGCATCCCCTTCTGGTATTCGGCCTGCGCGTCCTGAGCCGCCGCCTGATCGTCTTGCGCTCGCTGGTTTTGGAGGCCACCCATGTACGCCATGCCGCCGTTCATCACGTCCTCATGGCTTGCCCCTAGGAGTCTTGCGAGTGCCGCAATCCCGAGCATAAGATTCCCCTGCCCGGAGTTGATGACGGGCTTGGTGTTGCGCTTTGGCTTTGCCGCGTCAATCGCCTTGGTTGCCTGACCCGTCGCTACACGGTCAAGCGTGTTCGGGTTGGTGTTCACCATGTTCAGCGCGGCATTGACGCCATACGGACCCGCTGGGGCCTGTGGAGCCGCAGGAGGTGCGGGGAATGCGTTGTTTACCGTCCGCTGCGCCCTTGCGTAAGGGTTCACCTGCTCGTTAATCAGTTGGGCTAAGAGTGCTTGTTGCAACATTACTTCGCGCCTCCCGAGCTAAACGGGGACCAGCCAAGACCGCCAGCGGTTCCTGCAAGTCCTACAAGGCTTCCAAGCATCCCGCCAAGCCCACCGCTAGACTTCGGCTTGTTCGCCTGCCCCTCTTGGAGCCACTGCATATAGCGGTCCATCAGCGGGGTAACCGTCGCCGGGTCTAGGAGTGCGCTTGCCGCCTGAGCGTTGCGAACGTCCTGCTCAGGGCTGTACTGCTGGAACATATACTCATTGCCCGCTTGCTGAGCGTTGTTCATCGCGCCCATTCGCAGGGCGTTTGCAAGTGCCCCGGAGTTTGCGCCGAGCATCCCGATTTGCTGGTTTGCCATGTCGAGCCCCTGCCCCATTGCATCCCTACGGTAGTCGGCTACGCGGCCCATGCGGTTGGCGGGGTTGAGTGCGCCAAGAGCCTGCATAATCATGTTCAGATGCTGGGGTTGCATCTGGTTGAGGAAGCCAATCCCGTGCAATACGTTGGGCTGAGCGGCATAGGCAAGCTGCTTTTTCATGTCCACCCACGTTGCCCCGCCCTTGGAAGGGTACTGAGCGTTGAGCGCGTTCATGTTCGCCATTGCCGGGTTAGCGGGTGCCTGCGCGGGTTGCTGGAACCCGGAGAATCGTCCGCCCATCATACTGCTCGGCTGTTGGGGAGCCTTCTTAATTGGTTGCATTGCCTGTTGAAGCATCTTGTTTGTGTCCTAAATCCCCCCTAGAGTCCCGCGCCGCCCGTATCAAAGCCGCCACCGCCGCCAGAACCATCCGCGCTATTGGCATCGGACGCGCTCTTCTTGCGTGTGTGGTAGCCCCTTAGAGCCATCGTCCACGTCAGCCCGGAAACGGTCCCAGTAATTTGGTATTGGAATGTCCTGCCGCCCGCCGTGGTCAGCGGAACCGCAAATTCCACCGACCCAAAAGCCTCAGAGCCGTTTGCGCTCGTGATCGCCGCCACATCGAACGCCGCCGAGTCGCCTTGTTCGTCCCGTCTTACTTGGAGCTTGGCGTTGGTGCCGCCGAACCCCGTTGTCTTGGCAAAGGTGAAATAGACCTTGGCGTACTCCGCCGTTACGGGGAGCAAGCTAGAACAATCAACGGAAGTCCATGTAACCGTCGAAGTACCCGACGAGCCAGTTGCGCTTGCCAGAGTAGTCGAGAGATTGCCCGCGAAAGTCTGTGTTTCAGGGAATGGAGTTGCATCGGTTTGCCTTCGATAATTGACATAGCCTTCGGTCCTTGTGCTTGCGTTCTTTGCTTGCCGCACCGTAGCTTCTAGCGCGGCCAGTCTAGCTTCGAGATCATTCAACATCGTAGCCAACCTGCGAAACCTTCTCCGACTCTACGCCGATGCTGTAAATCTTCTTGCCCGGTGCCATCGCCCCACTGAGCTTAAGTTGAACGCCGACGCTGGTTTGCCCGATACGAGCATTCTCCGCTGAGCCGCGACCTTTGCGCCAGACCATTGAGGTACTGCCATTCATGTTGATCGTGCCCGTAGCCGTTGCCCCGGTCTGCCGATTGGTAAGCGTCGTAGTAAGCGTCTTGCCAGAACCAAGATCGTCCGCCGTGATGCAGATGTCGCCAATCCGAATCTGGTTCCAAAACTCGTCCGACAAGCACCGGGAGCGGAGTTCAACCGTAGACTCGGTGGTTGTCGTTGCCGCCATGCTCTGATCGCCCGTAGTATTGACTTCGTACTGGTAGCACCAGCCGTTTGTGTGGAATCCGATAAGCGCGGAGTCGGTAGAGTTCAGGACCGTATCTAGCCGCGTGTAGGTTGCCGAGTTCGCTAGGGTGTCATCCGAAACAAAGGCGTTCACTCTCGCATCATAGACAAGGCATTGGGTGTTCGTCGTGCCACCGCTTGGCGTGTAGCCAATGTAGAGACGGTCCTTGGAGACCGCCGCCGTGACGTAAGGCAGGTACGCCGCAGGAATCCCGAGCAACTTGTCCTCTATCGTGCGCGCCGACAAACTTCCAATGTCGTCGCCTAGAATCCTTAGTTCTCTTTCAGGGGTGATCCAGCCAACTGAGTTCCTGTACCGGAAGATGGACCAAGGGGAGATGCACCCGTATGGCCCAACATTTGCAGGGCGAGAGAGTTGTAGCGCGTCCACACCCTGCATGGCATAAACGCCCCGGTCGGTATGGACTAGCCCTGTATCGGAGCCGTAGAGGTTGCCAGCGGTCGGGGTGATGCCCCAAATTGTCTCGTTGCCAAAGTCAGCCACGCCGCCAGACTTGGGTTGTACTTGCCCCTGAACCACGTCCACCGCATAGGCGAAACGGTTGGGCATACCCTTCTCGCTGAACGCTATTTGTGAGCGGATGGTACTAGTTTGGGCGGCAACGAAAAGACGGTCGCCCATGAGCGCCATTGGCCCGCCACCGGGGATAGGGCGGCATAGTTCACTCGGCATGGTCCACGCGCCAAACGCCAAGGTGTCCACCGTTCGATAGTCGGTGCCGTCTACGCTTCCCGCAATCGCGCTGATGGACTTGTCGAGGATGTAGAACGTCTCGCCCTGCTTTACGTAGGTGAGCGCGTAGTTGGCGTACTGCTCAGAATTGACCCAGCGAATGGTGTACCGATACTTCGCCGCTGGGGACATCGCAAGCGTTACACCCGCGAGAGGCGTTCCCTTGACTGCTGCAAGGCTTGGGGCGGGTTGGTTCTCGCAGATCGTGGGGGGAGACTCGGACGCCGTAGAGGACTGGTAAAACGTCTGCCCGAATTGGGTGTTGAAGGGGACCGCGCTAGCGAAAGTTGCTGCATAAATCGGGACCGTCAGAGCCGCCGCAGGGCTGGTCGTACCTACGAAGGTAAACCGCATCCGGGTAATTGCCGAAGTGGTCGGCATGGAGATACCCGCCGTAGTCGTCGCGGTCGCGGTGTAGACGGTCGAACACTCAAACAAAGCCGCGTTATACCGATCCCCAACCGTCGCTATCTGTGGCTTGGTGATGCCATTGACGTGGACGTAGTACCAAGTCGTTGCATTGCCAATCTCAACGTTGATGCGGTCCCAAATCGTGGAGTCCGTACCGCCAAAGACAAGCTGCAATTGGCTTGCGCGGGTGACGGTCGAAAACGCAAGGGAGCTTCCCGCCGTCGTGGTGGAATCAAACGCCGTTGTTTGGCTTGCGGCCGTACCTGTCGTTAGGTTGAGTGAAAGGTATTGCCCGACGCCTGTAAGGGTTGCCGATGTAATGGTGGTGTTCGTCGTGCTAGACGTGATATTGTTGGTGGTCATCCCGCCGATGGCGAAGTAGCCCAGCACGTCAGGAACTGCTTTTGTGGTCGCCACTTGCGGACGGGAGAGCGTTCGCACCAAGGCCATATTGCTTGGAATGCCGCTGTCGTTCGTGCCGCCAACATACGCACTTGACCCGCCCGTTTGGAGAGCCAAATACCCGTAGGTAGAACTCAAATTCAGGAGCGAGATATTTGTACCGGGATACGGCAGGGTGAACGTCTCAAGCCATGTAAACGCGGAGCTTGGGGTAATCGTAGGAGGGGAGGCCGATAACGCCCAACCCGCAGGCGCACCGCTGTAGTAGCGGTAAAGGCTTATCGTGCTAGACGTATTGAGGATCGCAAGGTAGCGGTTGGACCCGGTGAACTTGTGACCGCTGTACGTCGCGTTTGTGTGGATCGTGCTCGTCGTGACGCCGTTGGTCGCGGTTCTCGGGATGAACTCACTCGCCCCATACCTTGCCTCTAGCGCAACCTTATGGGCGCGGACGTTCTGCCCTAGCTCCCAATAGCCGGGGGCGAGTGCCGCCGTGTCAATACTGCTAATCATCCCCAAGTACGGCTGTCCTGCGACCGAATAGAGGCTTAGGTATTGCTTGGTGGGTTTATCGGCCATTGGGGAGAGTGGGGGAAGTCAAAGCGGGAGCGCGTCAGACGACGTACCGGGGGACGAGACGTGCCTTCGTCTCCCGCTTTAATGGCTACACCGTGCGCGGTGTGTTGATCGTGTTCACGATGTTAGGGCGGTTGCCCTTGATGCGGTGGTTGAAATCGTAGGAGAGGATGGACTTGGCACGCAGGTACTTCTGTTCCCACTCCATGCCTTCGCCGTTGTTCTCTCTCGCGTGAATCGCGCTCATTGTCGCGTAAACCAAAATGAGCGGGTCGCGTATCGAACTAGGCACCGTCACGGTTCCGCTGAACGTGCTTGCAAAGCTGTTCCACATGACAAAATCCACTCTTGGATAGCCCGCGCCCGTTGCCGGGGTGCTCGTGGTATCGGGGATCTTGTAGAGGCAGACCGAGAGCGCACCGCTCGTATCGTTCTGCGTGTAAATCTTGGTTGGGTTAGAAGATGTCTCGTAACGCCAATTAGGGTTGTCGGTGTCGAGTTCTTGCGAGTTAGTTGGAAAGAGCTTAACCGAACTCGTAGAGCTTTCAACGTAGTAGGCCGACTCAATACGGACCGCCGTTGTCGTTGTGGAGGTCGTAGACGAGCCCCAAGCGTACCAAGGACTCCCAGAGCCTAGCGGGTACTCAAATGTTTCAGCGGTGAGTTTGAGGCTGTACCTACCCGTCATAATCGGCAGGTCGTAGCAAAGGCGATTGATGCCGATGATGAGGTAACTGGCGACGGTCGTCGAATCAATGGAGCGATAGTGCCCCTGAATCTCGGTAATGATTTCAGCCGCCGTGCCTAAGTTCGCCATAGAAATTGGGTGGCGCGGATATAGCCCCGCGCCTTGGCTTACTTAGGGCTTAGCCCTTGATAACGCCCCAGACTGTGACCTTGAGATCAGAGCCCGTGCCGTTTGCGTCTCCTTTGAGTTGCAACCCTTTGGCGGCAGTACCGCCTGAACCAATCGCCATCGGATCGTTCAACGCAACGTTTGAGTTGGAGAACGGCCCGGCGACAACATTGCCATTAGTTGTGGCAGCGTTTACGGTGATTGTTGAGAACGCAACTGCCGATGTGTCCTCAATGGTGATAGTCGCAGTGGTTGCCCAGTTCGTCGCGCCACTCACCTTCGATACCCACCCCATGACATAAACCTTTCGGCTAGGCCCAACGCGGGCGTCAGGGATGATATTCACGGCAGTAGCCGCCGCCGCAGAAGTGAGCGTCACCGTCTCATGGAAGAACTCAACGTTTTCAGTGTTGGTCGCGCCATGCTCGGTCATAATGGGCGACTTTGCACGCCGCCCATTAGCCAAATGTCGCCCAGTGAGCGCCATTAGTTGTCACTTCCCATCGTGCCTTCGTAGCCCGTCCAAATGTCGATCCAAGCCTTGTGCATGAAGATACCGAGGCTTCCGCCCGTCTCTTCGTAATGCTTCATGTTGGTTTCGAGTGGGAGCCACTTGACACGAGTTGCCGGGTTCTTCGACTTCTCAGCGGGGATGATCCACCAGTCAGCCGTCGAAGTGAGATGAGGCACCACAACCGGAGTCACGTACTGCTGGAGCACGTTCTTTGCACGGTCGGCGGTGTCGGGCCGCTCAGACGACTTGCAGAGTTCAAGTGCAAGCATCATGAGAGCCGGAGGAACCACGAGCTTGAACGTGCCGCTGTATTGCCAAGGGACGCCCATGTACGTGGTTTGGCTCAGCACGTTCTGGATCGCCGTTTGAAGAGACGATACCGAAAGAGCCGAGTTCATCAGGTTGGAGCCAACCGCGCCCGCGCTTGTGGCGTGGGTCGTGGAGAACGCCGCAACCGTTTCGATGCACTTCACGCCGCCAGAAGCAAACGTGGAGAAGCCAAGGTTGAACAGGTCCGCTGCGGACTGGTCCTCTTGATACTTCATCTTCTCGTCCATCAAACGAGTCGGGTTCTTGACCACGTTGGAGATGAGAGCGTTGCCGCCCATCTTCGCCGTCTGGTCGGTGTAGATCGCTTCTCGGCTGACCGTGTACTGGAAGGCGTACTTCTTCGCGTAGATGTCAGCAGAGAACGGGGAGACGTGCTCGGCGGCGTTGTAGGTATCACCTTCGTCCGTTACGAACGGGCCGGTGATGTCCGATTGAGCCGCGAGGCGCAGATACACCTTGTTGTGCTGCATTTCTTCCCCAATGAGTTCGGGGTAAAGCGCAGGGTGGTCTGCATTGAACTTTGGAATCAGCTTGTCGATGTAATCGAGGCCGTACTGGATGTTGGTGGTCGTTAGTCGCATGGTTGTGTGTTCCTAATTCCCCCAGTTATCGAGTCAAAGGATGAACGTTGGTTCCAACCAACTTCACCCATACGCCGTAGAACGGTGAGCCAGCCTCGTAAGAGTGGACCGTGCCATAGAGCGTGGCCGTCGTTGCCACCGAAGTAGCCGCCATCGTTGCTGAAACGTTGCAGTAGAACGTTTTCTCGCCAGTCCCCGCGTATGTGCCGTAGCCAATAGCGTAGGTGACGCCAGGGAGTGGAGCGGTGGACGTGGTAGCCGCCGCAGTTCCTGTGCCCGCCGCAAACGGCAGGAAGAACAACGTATTCGGGCCAAACGTGACTGGAATTTGCTTGACGGTGGACGCGGCAACACTCGTGCCCGTCGAGTCGCAACCAGCAACGCCAAAAACAACGTTAGTGGCGGCAACAGTAGTCGCGGCAACGGTACAGGCAAGTGATACTGCGCCCGTGGCTTCAAGCAGTTGCACGAAATCGCCCGAACGGAACGTTGAAGTTGCCGTCTGTGTGGCGGTTTCGGGATAGTTATGAGTAGTAGGCGGTGATGTGCTCACCGACTTGTAAGCGATGGATTTGCTGCTAAATAGCATGGGGGTTTCTGTTTTCCTCTGATCTGATCCCCCCGGATTTGACTACCCGGCGAACCGGATTTGACTACAACGCATCCACCCAACCCCGCTACTTAGCAGGTTCAGGAGATGAAATCTTAATGAGTTCTGTCGAAATGGTTTGCTCAAGAGCCGCGTCGTCCGCAACCTTCCGACCAGCGATAGGCGCAGAGCGTGCTTTTGCATCCGCCATTGCCTTGTCTTTATTGGCCCGGTACTGACCATAGGGAATCTTGAGTAGCCTCTCCCCGTTAATCAGCGTCACGCCAAGCTGTTTCGCCGTTTCTTCCGCTACGACTTCATAGCCAAGGGCTACAAGTTGCCGTTCGCTCTGTTCATCGGCGGCGGTCGAGAACTTCCAACCCCATTCAGGAGCCATTGAGTTCAGGTAATTGACCTTCGTGGTCAAGTGGGTTGAATGTGCCTGAGTGCTCTCAAACTTGGTTTCTTGAGGCGGCGGCAGAATGTCCTTAAATTCTTTGAGTGGTGTTGGTTTTTCGCCCTTCATTTACTTGGTCCCTCGGTGTGCTTGCAAGAATTCGCGCATATCTTGTTGGGTTGATCCGATGTCGCGCTTCCACACTTCCCATGCTTCCGCTTCGTCCCGCGTCAGTTGCACTCTAGTCGTTCCCGTAGGCTCTGGAGTGATGCCCGCCGAACTACTTACGCCTACCGCCTTAGAGGGGCCTTTTGGGGCTTTGTAACGGCTTCGATGGTCAGCAATCACGCCCACCCAAACGTTTGGGTTTGCAATCGCGTTCTGAATCGCAGGAATCGTCGTTGTCGGGTCGTAAATCTCTGCCTTGATTTGCGCGAGCAAACCGTCCGGCATATCAATCCCCACCGACTCAACAAACTTTGCAAGCGACTCCTCAGCTTGCTTCGTCACCACCGGGCGAAGAACGGGCTCCAGTTGTGAGAGAATCCGCGCCTCTACTTGCGCCTCACGCTCCGCGAGCTTCTTGTCTTGGAACGCACGGTACGCCTCCGGCTCAAACACCGGGTCGGGTTCCTCGTCCTCAGCCGGGGCAGGAGGCTCTACCTTGTAGCCTTGCGCCTCAAGTTGCTCCTTCGCATACGCCGCGATCTGCTCAGGCGTGTACGTTGGGGCTTCGTCTGGCTCTGCTGCTGGTTCTTCTTCGTCGGGTTCCGGTTCGCCGCCCGCAGGTTCATCCGCAGGGGCTTCCGGCTCGTCGCCAAGTTCATCGTCTACGGCTAGGGTTTCAGGTTCCGGGTCGGGAACTTCAAACTCTAACGTGTCCTTCTGGTTTTCTGGGTCTATCATGTTTGTCCAGGTATTCCCCGAGTTGGTCAGGGAATTTCTCGCTCGCTATCGCAAGCAAAACCTCACGCGCACCTTGCGCCTTAAAGTTCACTTCGGGGTTCAGTATCGGGTTAGAAAGGCCCGCCGATTCCACCCGCGACCGGGCCAAATCCTTGAGGTATTCCGCCACCCCCTCCTTCCATTCCGGGCTGTGGAGGAACTCCATCAATCGCTGCCTGTTCATAAAGTGCTTGCTCTTGCTGTTGCTGAATCATCGCCATCTCCTCGTCGGTTCTTAGAATCTTGAGACCGTTCGGGAGCCCTGAATACTGGATGAGACTTTCCGCGATAGCGCGGGTGTCTACCATGTCGCCCAGCCCGAGTTGCCCAAGTGCCGCAACGACTTCCATCGTCTTGCTCGTAACGTACTGACCGCTCGCCATTGGGCTCTTGCCCGTCACTTCCCAAAGGCATTTGACATTCAGTTTTTCGGGGTCATCGCACGGGAACGAATCCCCGTAGGTTTCCATGATTACCCCCGCGTTGGCGGCAATCATTGTTAGAACGTGGTCGGCTAGATCGCAAAGGCCAGAGGCAAACGCCAATAGGTACGAGTTCTGGCTAAGCGATAACGCCTCTCCAAGTTGCGCGGCCTCGGTGGCCGTTGAACCCTTCTCAAGTTGTTGCCCGCCAGCCGTCTTGGGCATTCTTAGTGCTTGGTCGATCTTATCGTCAAGCAACTGCAATAGGTACGGGATCTCGCGCCCGTTGAACGAAACGCTAATCTGCTGGATGTTCGGAATTCCGTCCACCGGGATGGCTTGTCCGATCTCCATGTCAAGGAACTGGTCCTCGGTGTACCCACTGTTCCGGTCAAAGAACGTGGTCGGGAACGCGCTGATAGCCGCCCCGTCATAGTAGATGTTGAATAGCTCGTTGTAAGCCTTACATGGGCCTTGGATGATCTGCGCCGGTGAGCTTGAATTGAATATGCTCCCAAGTTCCGTATCGTAGCTAAGCCTAAAGTATTCGGGTCTCGCCCATTTGTACGACGTTATGTCGAGCACTTCCCGCGAATCTTGGTTGTAGACGACCTGATACCATTCCTCGGTGCCGTCTTTATTGAGGTCCAACTTCACGAGAAGGAACCAAATCTCAATCGGCTGGTCTTCTTGCTCAGATTGAACGTTAGGCTCTACTTTGGCAAAGTCTGTAGACTTGCCCGGCGCAGATGCGTCCAGCGTCTCAGTAAGACAGGGCTGGTCGTTGTACCAACGCTTAGCCTTCCGCAGTTCTGAAATCTCTTGCCGCCTTAGCAGTACGCGGTGCCCGCAAAGCCTGGACCGATGGACCGGGACAGTCACCGGATAAGCGATGAAGTCTCGCGGGTGGATTACATCAATCCGAACCGCCGCGAACGACACCTCGCCGTCCATCTCTTTGCTCTGAGAGTCCGGCTCGTATGCGTGGAATCCCTTTGCCGTTGCGTCAAACCATGCCCTCAAAAAGACTTGACCAGTGTTTCCGGTTACGGTCGCGCCTTCTTTTAGCTTTTGGGGAAACTGTGCAAGGTCAAGTGCCCAATCCAGCACCTTTTCAGCTTCGTCCGTGTTCAGCGCACCGCGCCCTGCACTCTTAGCTGTGAAGTATGGGCTTGCCGTGATGATCGGAGTAACAACGGTTGAATTGAGCGTGTCGAGCTTTGAGCGTTGAATTGGGATATTGAACGCTGCCGCATTCTTGCACGGCTTGAAAGATCGGTCGTAATCCTCGCAGTTATAGAAACTCTCGTTTACGTCCCAGCGGTCCTTGAGCGAGCCCTTTTGAGCCTTCGCCGCATCGACCATGCGGTTTAGCAGGACTTCAATCCTTGCCCGATCCTCTGGAGTAGCCGCCCCTTTGACGCCGCCTGTCTTGCCTGTAATCTCTGTGTCGAACTCAAGCACGGTGACGGAGGCGGAACTTTCCATTCTAGGTTACAACTGCGAGGATATGGGACTCCTCAATCAAAGCTATCGAACGTGCATCAACGCCGTATTCAGCCGCCATCTCAGGCGTCACCGGCAGACTAAGAAGACCACCCGCCGCATAGAAACAGCGATCACCCTTCTTGGTGTCGGTCGTGCCCGGCTCCAGAATCGTCATCATGCCATTCGTGGTTTGGGCGCTATCGGGGATGTAGAGGCCGCTCGGCGTCGTCTCCTCGAAGTCGTCAATCGAAATTAGTGCGCGTCCGCTCGTTGGTTTAATCGTGTTCCCCCTAATGATCGCAATGAGCGCACGTGACGCCCGGTATGTCGCATCTCCGATGCATCCGAAAATCCTTACTAGCGGGTAGTTGATCCCGCCGAGTTTGCAGTTGCGGATGTACTTGCCCCATAGAGGCACCATCACCACCACGTCGCCCGGCTTAAACTCCGCGTCACCGCTCCCGAGAACCGTCCCGAGGTCGGTTAGGCCGTCGCTCATGTGCTGGTCGTAGCTTATGAGCAATCCGTCATCTTCCGCAAGATGTTCAGATACAACAACCTTGCCCGCCTTCACGTCCAGCCCTTCCGGTACTGGATGCGCCTGGTCAAGCCCCCCTAAAATTCTTAGCCTTGTCATCTTCCCCCGTCCTAAATCTGCTGAGTGGCCGAGACGCCCCATAAGGAGCCTCAACCATCTTCCGCGCTCGCATTACTGCGTATTGGAATGCGTCCGCAATGTGGCTCCATCCATCCTTGCGCGGCTTCCTCACAATCCGGTACCCGCCTACGCCGTCGTCTACACGCCACGCGTATCCACCAGACACCGCGCCAACCAAAGTCTTACAAAGCGAACTGATGATGATGCGAGGAGACTCACCCTCAACAACCCAATCAGATAGAGCCCACGCCACCGCGCCGATCCTCTCATCTTCGCTATTGGATGCAGGTCTAAGAACGAACCCGCACTTCCTTGCGATCTGGAACGCGCTTTGTCCCGTCTTGTGCAGGTTGTTACCGCTCGGATCCGCTTGGTGGTCAATCTGGAACGCTCGCCAGCCGGGAAATTCTTTGTCTAGTGCCGCCCGGACCATCGCGCAGAACACCTCAGTCTTACAAGGCCCTCCGGGGTCCACCTCCATCAGGACGTGAATTTGTGGAAACGGCGCGGGCAACACATGGAGCAGGATAAACCTCGGGTTCTCCGTTTGCGCCCCGCAGTCCCAGCCGCTAATCAGCCAGCCAACGTTGTTAATATTCGGGAACGGTAACGGCCCCTTATGCAGGTGGATGTCCTTGCAATACTCCGGCCATACGGGTTCGCCGTCATGGGCGTTAATCTCACCCTCATACTCGCGCAACCATTGCTTCATCGGAATGTCGTTATCCCGTCGCGTCCTCTCCGCCCATTCCCTATCCTTCGTAGGGTCAGAGGCATAGTGAATCTCAATAACCCGCCCTCCGAGTGAGTTGTCTCTGGCCCTTGCAACCCCATAGGTCAAGAGCTTCTCGCCGTCGTGCGGCTCCATGACTTCTAGGAACTCGTTGTTTACAGTCGCGTTGGAAACGCTCGCCACCATGCCACCGACGTTATCCGCAGAGCCTTGGGTGTTGATGCCCGCTTGCGCCCGGATCGCCCCGACGTGCTGGTATTGGCTAAGCTCCTCAAGCCGTATGTAGCTCTTGCCACCACCTTGGAACTTCCCAGGGTCAGAGTTGCCCGCAACGAACCTTGAGCCGTTCGGGAGTACAACCTCCTTTGACTCGAAAGCACCTTTGCCGCCCGTCGCCTCGCAGGCTTGGAGTCCCCAATCAGGATTGCGGCCCTTTAGCTGGTCGTACAGGTACTTCTGGCGATGGACAAAAGCACAACTCCCGTTCTCGCCCTCGAAGCTCTCAGCGGCGATCATGTAGACCGCCCTTTCTATGCCCGCTTCGTGAAGCTCTATCGCGCCCATTGCCCAGGAGACAATGAGTCGCCGGGACTTAATGATGTGCATGGTCCGCCCCGCTTTGCGGCACTCGTGCCACTCCTTGCAGAGCATCTTTAGGTATTCGAGTTCAGGAACTCGCCGATCTTTCTTAATCGTGTCGTCGTAGGTCCAGATGCACTCGGTTAGAAATCGGTAGCAACTCTCGGCGGTTAATTCGTTGTAAGGCGCAGGCCATAAGCTCCTATTGCACGACTCGGGTAACGGCAACCCTCGCTTCACGGCGATTTGCCGCGCAAGTTCTTGGACGGTCGGCATGGCTGCTACGGGTTAGTGATTGCAACCAGCAACGCCTCTTCAACAACAGCCACTGGCTCTTTGACGCAAGCCATCTCCGCCAACCCTCTAAGAAACAAGATTGATCCTCGGTTGTCACCCTTGACCATGACTACATCTTGAGGGCACACAAGCACCGTGCCGTATACATCATCGTCGTTCTGGTACGTACTTGTAAACTTAAGCATTTACGCCTCCCGCGTGTCTTTCGCTAAGTCAGCCCGCGCAACGCCCAGCATCCCAATCATCCGGTAAGCGCAACCGTTCCAAAGACTCGCCATCTTCGTGTTGCCGCTTAACTGGTCTTGGTCCGCCAGGATGATGTGGGATTCTATGCCGTGGTCCCTTGCAACGTCAGATAACGCCTCAAACCGCTCTGCAAAGTCCTCTAAGGAGTTCGGGAGGGTTTGGGGTTCTTCCATTACTCAGGTAGCGGTTGGTTGAACGTGTCAGGGTTGTCGCGGACGACCTGGGGAACCATGTTTGGTGATGGAGCAATCCTAACCCACACGTGCCCATTGGTGTCAGGGTTGCTGACCACGTGAGCTATTGGGTGGCGCGAAAGCTCAACCTTGCCCATGTCAATCAATCCGTTTTCGGTCATGTACCACATAGCCGCTAGTTTACTTACAC